GGAAAACGAGACGTGGTGACGCGCAAAAACCCAAAAAGGTCGCGCATCTTTTCAGACCCACCTTTTAAAACATTCGAGTTTACTTAAAAAAAGTTATCAGCGCTAACAACTAATCGTTAACGCTTTATAAAAAAGAGTAAATTCTACTGTATAATCAGTATAGACTAGCTGTCAGGCCTGAGGACATAAATGACCCACCTACGCTCGACCGTAGGATTAGTTTTTCGATCTTCATCGGCAGTTTTATAACTTGTACGGTTATAACAGTTTTCAGACTTGTTAAGGTCCGTGCAATTTATGGCACGGGGGTTGGAGGTGTTAATGTAACACAAGGAGGCAAACCCGTGAAGAAGTGTAAATTAAAATCTTCTCCAGAGGAAACATATAATGACACTGAGCCACCTGATGTATCAAAAATACCCTTAAGGAAATAGCAACAAAACCGTTTTATCAATGCTGCAGCAACACCCGCGGACTCAAATAACTCAGCGGATACGGGGTGAAATCTACATCTAGAATAAAAGGGAAATTCCACTTCTAAAACCGGATTCACACCTGTCATTTGTACTTCAGCAGGACCAGCAGAAAATATAATTGAACTATCTTGCAATTGTTTTTGTCCCAATAAGAATCCATTATTAGTAGAATTAGCACCAGTTTGAGTATACGATTGTGTAATAACAGTGCCTACTTGAGACCAGCCTATTGTGCTGTCTTGCGGTAACGTGCATATAGCAGATATTTTTGAACCTGTATTAAGAGTAATATACTTATGACGTATTGCACCTCGATAACCGGCAAAGGCGTACGATAAAACATTTAATGGATTCTGGTAAGAATAAGTCCACTGATTTCCAAAATTTGTATTATAGCCTCTCGCTCGGGGAAAAATGGTGTCAGCAAAGCCCCACTCATAATACCCAGCAGTTAAAGGAATTGGGTAATCTTTCTGTTGGAAATAACGTTTAAAAACTTGCCGGAAAGAACGTATGTCCTCTCCAGCAAAAACTTTATTAAAATGTGGTCCAATATTAGATTCTCCAAAAAGAACATCAGTCTCCATGGTATTGGGACATTGATCATCCTTAGCGCAATCCATCGTCCCAGACTGCACTTCCATAGCTTTAAAGTATAATCGTGTACAACGAGCATTAAGATTAGTCCAGCGAATACCCGGCTCTACTTTGCAATAAACATTAATATAAACAGGGTCGGTAACTGTTGCTTGTGGTGATGTAAGTTCATTTAAAACACTAATATTAATAACTCCGTTATCATTCTTCGAACTAGTAAATGCTGTACCAAAACCTCGTGCAACAGTGGATGCATCATCAAAACCAAGAGGTCGTGCTCCCATAGCAATAGGTTGATTCCATTTACATGTAATAAAAGCCTCCTTGGCTTCTGCAATATCCATAACATAAGTATATTGAATCACAGGTTCTGGTGTAACGGCTAAAACATTTGGATCATAAGTAATTAATAATCTACCTTTATGAAAATTTGAGGCAGCAACTTCTATCTTAAATGTAATATCCCCTCTCCAGTATTCAAAAAATAAACCGGGAAGTGAATAAGAAGGATAAACAGTAGCTGTGCTACCTACAACAGTATGAAATGGAAAAACAGTATATGATTGTAATGCTGTATCTGGAGTAGCTGTATAAGACCAAGTAGTAGTATTCAAATAGTTAAAACGATTGGAAATATAATCAAAAGACATTTCATCTATATCTGATAGACCAACAGTTCTTGGATCAACAGTTAATTCTTGTTTAGAATCCATAGATAATTTGATACTATTATCAGCTACATCAAAATTTGCTAAATTAGTAACATGGCGTGGTTTCATATTCATAAACGGCTCTAAATTAATAGGAGACGAAAAACCTAAGAACTTCGCTAAATTTGCTACAATTTGCGTTGCGATTGCATAAGGTGCTATTCTTGGAAAAGTACTTGAAAGCTTACCTAATGAATCCGCTACAGCAGTCATCGGACGTGAGATTAAACCTTGTAACTTATATTCACCAGACTGTGCGACCAAACCCGAAATATTTGAACGAGTAGGTCCAGAAAGTTGTACATTAGTTAACCAAGCAAAAACTGAAATATTTAAATTTGTCGTACTAGCGTTCGCAGCTCTCAATACATTAATGCTTTCAATATTTACTATGCCCACATCAGCGGCATCCGGTATTGTTAAATTAATACTATCTTTATAAAAGAAATAAGGGACAATAATTTCGCCTCCAGCGCTATTACAAGGATCTAAAAATACATGTGGACGTTGGGTTGCCAAGGTAATAAAACCAGCTACTCCAGCAACATGGGTACCATCAAGATTAAAACTTGGTAATGGAACATACGATGCAATAGCTTTACCATAATAAAATTGGTTGCCATTTATCATAAACTTTAAATGCAAGTTTGCTCGTAAATTTGTAAAATTACTCATACGATTTGCAACACGAGGATTCGCAAGATATGCTGACCACGGGAGTATATTTGCAAGCAAAGTAGCACCAGGTGCCCATGAAAAAGTTCCAATACGAAGAGGTCGGGAAAAGAAATCCCCAAAATCATCCTCAATATTCATATTACTTTTATAAGTGGAATCAAGTTCACCTGACATATCAAAAAGTTGTTGATTATCAATGTCTCTAAATGTTGTAATCTTGGAAGAAGTTGTATTACCGGTTGTACCTTCAACAAATTCCATTGTACCAGATTCGGAAATAAAGCTCCCTTGTACAGAAGCTTCCGTATCTACTACAGCAAAGGATAGTTGGCTCAAAATTCGTGCCGCACTATCGATATCCGATAACCACGTATCCAACGTAGAGTTATAGGACCCATCTAAATCCCACCAGCCGTAAAGGCAGGGGTCTAAAGTTTCAAGACTAACTTTAGGAACTAACGGTTTTGTTTGTTGATTTATAGTAACATTTCTAATACATTTATTTAACCAGTATCACGTAGTATTATTATGATCTGGGGTGAAATTAGTTAGTGGCCCAGACTCCCCCTGAATAGGGGTGCTCCCACCGGGAGAGCAGCCTACGATTGGATAAGCGCTGATATATTGATCAATTTCAGAATCAAATATATCATCGTAATCAGTATCCAAACGTCCATTTTTGGTTTTAGCCCCGGATGGATCCGGGACGAGGCTATAAGGTGACCCCTCACTATATTTGGATAACCAATCATTTTGAAACATATCATAAGTCCAATCTAATTTCCTACAAAAAGGACCAAGATCATGCTTTTCAACTACTCGCATAATTTTATTACGAAACCAATTAAAAGGTATTTCTCCATGATAAAAATACTCACGTAAAGCGTTATCTATATTCGTACCTGCAGATTCCTCACGGGTTAGAGAACTACCGCAAACGAATTGTAAACTTCTAAAAATAGATCTATCATCTAAAGCAGCCATATATAAGCCTAAATTACTATTATAAACAGGTTTTCGTTTCAGAAAAGATAACTGATCTATATTAATAAAGGGTACAGAAGAATCACCTTTCTCAGCCATAGTATAAACTAAACCATGAGCATTAAAAATAGACTGCATATAAGTATGATTCATATCAAAGCCAACACGTACACTCATTGCACAATCGTCTCCATAAGTCATTAGAGATACCACATCCTTAAACGGGACAGTGGTAGTAGGAAACATTGTAAAATAACAACAACGATGGTATAGGCTATTTACCAATGAATTAATAAATGAAGTTAAAGATTGTCCTGATGGATTAGATCCAAACAGTTTCACTAAATCTCCATTAACATGAACCATAGGTACGGCAACTTCAGTCGCTAATGTGCGCATTATAGTTAAATCGCGCTCTGTATAACCACATTCGCGGGCAATTTCTATTACAAGCTTAAAGGCTGCAAGAACCATACCCACTGGCATACGCTGGTCATAATTTTTATAATCTCCAGCAACTATTCTATCTTTACCAAATTTTGTAATTGATTTAACAAGCATATCCCACTCGGGACCTTCACTGTTTATTCCAATTGCACATTCAAATTCGACAGGATATTTCATAAACTGTGCACATATAGGTAAAAAATATTTACGTAGTCCAAGAGAAACATACATGTTTGAACATTGAAAAGCTCGAACGACATCTTTATGTAGTGCTACTGGTTCATCTTTTAAGGACTGATTAAACACTTCATAAGTTCGTATACCCTGAGCCCAAACATCCTCCTTATTATAAAAATTTGTTATCATTTCAGGAGGTAAGAACATTTTGGTTTGATCTTCAGAAATCTCGCAGATTTTATTTTTGGCTTTAAAGTATGGCCAACCTGCAGATGTCTTACGATTCATCTTTTCAATTCCCCGTTTGTGGGCAATACCATTGACATTTTCGTCCAAATTTAATGGATTAACATCGGTAAGTAATGGTACCACGCGGGGTAAAATAAGTAAATAATCTTTAACAGCACTATCAATTGTAGTCGAAGGAAACCCAGGATTAGGGTTTGTGCTATTTACAAGGGCAGCATGGTGATGCACCCAAGTTTGAACACGAGGTGGAGGTTTAGCACAGTTTTCTACGCCAAATTCCTCATTAATAGATTCCTGTATAATTGTGGGTGCTACTGAGTGTTTAAATCTAATTAAAGGGACACTCGTTGTACCATAATGCTCAAAAGCAGAATTCTCACCAAGATGGCAAAATAAACTGCGAGTATGGACAACTGGTTCAATTGTAATAGACGTACCACTTGTACAATCCATAACACCACTTTCTGCAAGTTCTAATGCAGATGGTCGACACAATAAAAAGTCATGAGCTTCTTTAAACTCTCGAAATAAAAGAGTACTAGATAGCCCTAATCGACCATGCCGTGTTCCGGCAACGTGAAAACTATGTATGTATGGTTTTGTAGTGTGCGCTATAAGAGCAGCTCCACATAATCCACTAAAAGTATCAAAAGGAGTGACATATTCATATCTTTCTCCATGAATGAGTTCATCAGATTCAAGTTTCTTTTTATAAGTTGCTGGCACAGGGCCTTCTACAGCCAACTGCACGGAAACAATATCATCATGAGCCTTTCCACCAGTATAAAGTAGATGACACACCCTTTGATTACTGGGCGTTGTCTCTGGTAAAAGGAAAGTCAGATCTTTTCTATCTCCTAATGCAGGAACATAAAAAATACTCAAATCTTTATCTAGAATATCAAAACCGTCGCTACGTGATAAATTCGCACGAACGGTAGAACCCGGTGAACCAGGTTTTCCTAAACGTATATAACACATTGTAGATTTTAAAGGAACAAAATGACTAGGCAATAATATAAAGCCAGACTTTAAAATCAGACCATTAGTATATTCTAAAGTCTCTTTCGTCGTAAAATATTCGACGGTAACGAGATAGTCCTTAGTTAACTTTTTAACCATGTCAACAGTCATTGTCTGACACCTATTATCTAAGATCGGTGATTTAACTTCAATTGGAGACCAATGACTTTGAGTATTATTTATTGAAATCACACCCCCTTCAACCATTTTTTCTGGTTTACTTGGGAAGAATGTAGTATATAATTTATAAAGTAGCCCAGTACTAGCTATACATGTGAGTAATAGCCATATTTTACGGGCAGACGGTCGTGTGAAAAGAATATATAAATCATTTAATCGCCGGCCACTCGCTATACAAGCAGCAGTAATACGGTTACGATAATAGCTCTCTAAGAAAGCTCGTAAGCAGTAAATTGCGATTAAACTAAAAATACATAGCCAAATAGAAATTGGTAACAACACAAAAGGTAGAGCACATAAATACATAAAATATTTAAACAACAAAGTTTTTATATAAACTGGACATATATCGAAAAATCGAAATCCAATAAAAGTTTGAAATATATTTATAAAATTGTCAGGTATGTAACTAAATAAGATGGCAAATGGTAAATAGCTCAACTCCCGAAAGAGTCTCACTTCCAAATTGGCATCACCCAAAGGGCGTATAAAAGTTCCTAAAGCTCCATTTTCAGCAATAGCTAGAGCAGAACATTTTGAACAAATACATTGCTGTACTCCATGGCAACAAATTGAGCCTGGAGTATTAGCAATATTAATTACACGATTTTGGATATCACGATGTAATATAAGATAATGGCGAAACATCAACTGAAGTTCCTCTGTTGAGATATCTTCAGCTAAACGACCATCAGGTAATTTTAAAATCTCATATGTAACATCCTGATTACCAGGATCACACGATCTACGAAGAGGTTGTTCAACAGTAAAGGTCCAGATATCACTGGTACCAACACATCGCTGTCGATCAACCATACCTGTTCCTGGATAACAGTACTGGGGTTTTACTTTAGGTGATATAACAAATCCTAATCTGCGTAAAATAGAAATGGGTGACTCCGACATAGCAGCAGCATTTAAGCCTTTAACATTCGTTGTGGCTATAACTAACTCCGGTTGGAGGGGTACACACCCCTTCTCGTCAACACCTGCTTTTAATGCGGTAGCCGGAATATTATTAACAAATCGGGTCATTACATCTAATGGATTATCAGTCATAAAGGCTGGTTTGCCATTCATGAAATCATCTAAAATCACAGCAAGATGGTGAGATTGATATTCTGATTGGTATTTATCGGCTACATTCATGATTATAGAATACTCACGCTCATCGCCAACGGGAGACCATCCCTCAGATTTTAAGACAGAAAAAAATATATCTGTTAAAAATGCTGCTACTCGGCTCTTGCCAATAGACGAATCACCAAAAATTGTTACACCAAAAGGTTCGACGCGTAATTTACTACTTAAAGTTAATAAACGAGTTTTTACAATCATTGATTCTACGTCAGCAAGACGAGTATTAATAATTCGAGTAACAAAAGGATTATTTTGCGCTTTACGCAATAACATACCTGTTTCTCTCAATTTCGTTAATGACAACAAATAATCTTGTTTAGTCATTTGAAATTCACTAAGTCGCCCAGCTTCAAAAGCAGGCAACATAGATTTTAGTTTTAGAACATTGACATCAAAATCATCTGCGCTATCGAACTGCCAATCTTTAGGAAAGGCAGTTTTTTGTTTATAACAAGCGATAACGAAGTTTGATAAATCCTCAATACCTTCAACAATAATGGACATAATGTCCACCGGTGCCTCAGTAAAAGGTTTTAATGCAAAAATTTTAATCTCATTGAAAGTACCGAAGCCCTCTAACTGAGGGAGTACTCCAAACGTAAGCATAGCACGTAAAAATATATGGACAGATTTAAGAACTGGATGTTTAATAAACTTTCGCGGATTTTTTAAAGCCGCTAAGACTGTTTGTAATGTAATTCGGATAGCTGTCCCTGACTCTGCAGTCGGGGTCATATAATCACGCTTATATTGTTCCCATACCTCTCCACCAGCAATTCTGGCATTATAACCGATGTCACTTTCACCGTGACCACGGTATGGTTCGGTATTTGATGAAAAATAATTCATAAATTCACTAAATAATTCAGTGAACATTTCAGGACATGGGAAGGCTAATTTTAATATATCTAATAAATAAAAACCAGTATCAATAGAACTGGAATGTGTAAATGTAAATAAGACATTGAATGTCGCGGAATAGAAACCTTTCCAGGTTTGAACTTCAGATAATAAATTAACATAATGGATAAAATGCTCCGCATAAGCAACATTTCTGGCAATGGACAAATCGTCCATGTCAAATATGAATGCTTCTGCTTGCAGACGAGGTATTACTTGCTCCAACAAGTAACTGGCTGAATTCTGACTGTAACTATCGTTTGATCCTAGGCAACTTGAATTCATGTTTCGTTTTAAAAAGAGTTTGTGTATTATTAACCTCTGAACACAAGAGGGGTTATTGAAAAAAAGGAGTACTCAACGTGTTTTACAACAAATTAAGAACCCTTGATTATTTGCTCTCACCATAAGAGGATCTTTCCTGTTTGGTATTAAATACCAGACATGTAACAGGCACCATGGTCTATCTAAACTTATCAACCTTAGCTACCCTAAGATCGTATGTACCCTAACATCACGGTTTACGCCTGCGTCGGCAACATGCACATAAGATACACACTCAAAAAGAGGTGAAGCAGAGGATAAAATTTCATAATACTACAGCATATGGCGTAAAACATCATAAGTCTTGGAGGACCTAGTAATACCCACATAAAACAGTCAAAGGAATTTTAGCTCCAAATTTAATGGGGACCAGCGGCTGCCGCTCCCTACACTCTCATACCAATCCGTAACAGAGCCTAAGCTCACGACGATCGGGTCGAAGTGTATAGATAATGTAGAATAGACATTTATATACCGCTTCTAAAATAGCGGATGTAATCGTTGAGTTGCCAAAGTGAATTCGTTGGCACGAATACTAGTTTATATCATAGTTAGATAATTTAGTTTAACACCATAAATAGGGTGGAAAAACAACTATAGTTTAAATATCAATATTTAAAGCCTTGAACACGAGTACATACTATATGCACTGGGAGTAGCCAAACATGGATATTCAAAAATATAGGATGTACTGTCCTCCACAAAGAACGTGGAGAGTTTTTCAGGGTTCTAGTTTACATCATAGAAGATGGAAAAACAACTAAATTTAACTAAACAATTTCTTAAAGCCTTGAACGCAAGTATATCCCAAATATACTTGAAGTGGCCAAAAAATGGCCTAGCATTTAAATCTAGGAACTACTTGAATCCTCCGCACACGCTTTGTAGGCG